AGCGCTCGGCTTGAAGGGATTGCTCGGAGCGCCCGATCCGCGCGAATACCTTTGGCATATCGTTCTCTAAGTCAACGAGCATCTCCTCCGCCAACTCGAGATGCTTTCGCTCGATGATGAGGGAGTCATTCTCGGAGGTGCTGAGCACCATCGCGAGTTTGTGCATGTGGGTTTGCTTCCGCGCGGCGTAGCCCTCGATCATCTGATCATCCATTCGCTCGGAGGCTTTCTTCCAAAACGCCTCATACCAAGCGCGCCCCCATTTCCGTGCATCCTCACTGATGATGCAAGGCCCCCGGAGGGTGGCGATCTTTTCGAGCTCCTGTATGAGGGAGAGGCGCAATTCGTCGTCGCCCTTCCCCACCACTTCATCGACGTAGGCGACGTAGCGCTCCTTCTCCTCTGCATAAATGAAGACGCACCGCGACGACAACCCGCCACCAATGGTTGAGGGGGGCATGTTGTCGGCTATCCAATGAGGGGTAGTGCATCCGATTAAATTGATCCACGGGGCGGATATGGTGTCGTTGCCGGATGTTTTGGTCACTTTATCATATCCCTTTTTACCATCCCACAATTCAATCAATAGATTGACCATATCTCTATCTTGGAGATTAACTAACGAGCCGAGCTCCGCTGCGCTGAATGTGAGAGGACTCATGGGATACCATACTCCGTTGATCTCGAAGTCCTCAGATGCTGCGGCGAACGCGGTGACGAGGGCTTGCCAAGTGATTGAGTTCGGCCCCATCTTTATTCCGGGGACTTCCTTCAGTATCGACATAGCTATGTCAGCGGTGGTGGACTTCGATACTATCCCAGGAGGTGCGACGAAAACGATGTAGAAACTGGGGTACCAGACGAAGCGCCTCATATCCAACCACACCTTACGTCGTAACCCTCCCGCTATAGCCGATACCGCTGACCACAAATGCATCCGCCTGGGGGCTTCGGTTACAGTGGCGTATTCGAGGTAGGCGGTGATCCAACACTTAAAACGTCTATGCACAATCCCCCCAACTCACGGCTGAGGTTTTGATTCCGGTGGGGATAATTAAGGGGTCTTCATACGGCACTATTATTTTAGATTTTTCTAGCATCTGCGGCACTAAGAACTGTTTGCGATGAGTAGGGAATTGCCCTGCGAGTGAATCGTGCACTTGCAGAAGTGTTTCAACCTCAGGCAGTTCATCATAAAAGCGTTTCCATATTCTGTTTATAACTGCGCCTACGGTAGACTGCGGCAGCCACGCAACGGCAGCGGGCATTAACTGATCATCAATTCTATCGAATACATACCAACGATACCCGAAGGCGTTCTCGACGAAGCGATACTTTTGCACTTGTGCAATAACGCGCTCGTGCCACTTTTGAATACTGACGTATTTACCGAAGTAGATCTTTTGCGCTTTCTCAATCTCGTGGACTGTACGCCCGGTGTGTGCAGCGACTGTTTTAGCTTTACCAAGGTAGTCGGTAGCGTGCCCAAACGTCTTAGCGAACTCTCGTTGATGCTTCAGTGGCCCGCAGTAATCCCAATACTTTGGGTGAGTCTCTACTAATTCAGCTAAGTCAGGAGGCTCTTTTCCATTAATAACATAAGCGTTTATAAGATGCACATCAGCCCCCATTTTAAGGGCGGCTTTTAAGAGTGGATCGTTGGCTTCCCACGCGACCGGGTGCATATCTGCGCGGTCGAGGTCGAGGTCGAAGAACGTCTTTCCAGGGTCTGGCCCATAAATAGAGCGTATATTAGGCAAGTCAAATTCGACGCTTCCTCGAGCTGCCATCTTGCCAGACGACTTTGATTTATCCGAGGGAATAGTTTGTAAATTCCCGCCTCCTCCAAAGGGATTCTTTCCCGACGATAAGCGATAGCTGTATGGGGCAGACTTTCCCGCCGCATCTCCCGCGATATTGAACGAACAGCGCATTCTTCCATCATTATCCCTTTTCATTAAGACGAAATCGTTGAGGAATTTACCTAAGGTGCGAATGTCAGCGATAGCATTGGTGACGGGTTTAAGGAGAGGCTCCCGCGCGGAGATCTTCATCAAGGCTTCGTCGTCGCAGGTACGACTCATAGTGAAGCGCCCGTCGGATTTCTTCGTGCGCTTCTTTATCTCGGGTTGCTTAAGATCGTCGTAGAATAGCGCGCACATCTGCGCGGGGGAGTTGATGTTGATGGTATGGCCGAGGACGTTGTAGAGGAATGCCTCCCTCTTTGATAATTCCTCTTGAATATCCATCGCCATCTTAGCGGATACATCCTCTCGGATACGGACGCCCTTAAGCATTGCTTTGAGAACGGGCATAAAGAGGGATTGCTGGAACTCGTCAACCTTACTAAGCCCCATCGCGTCGAGGGCGAGCTTTAATTGCTCCCCACACTCCCTTGTGTAGACGCAATCCTGAAGGTTGTATGTCCATAGTTGCTCTTCCCCTATGTCCTTAGCCCATGTTTTACCCTCGTCTTTCCAATAGATATAATGCTCACAGAATAACGACGCAATAAACGATAACCCCTTTCTCATCGCTGCAAAGAGGGAGTGCATACTGATCATCGTATCCTGGCCGTGGTTGGGGATGAAGTGCCAGTGGTGGTGGATTAACTGCGCGTCGAAGAGTCCGTTTTGCCACCGACAGTAAATATGTGGAAGTGTCGTGAGTTTGTAGAACGCGTGAATGATGGACGCTTCTTCAGTACTATTCCAGTAGCCCTCCGGCGAACCGACAGACATAAATGGAACGCAGATTCCTTCTGTACGGCTCCAACTGATTCCAACACAAGCGATGTGGTTTGATCGAGTCTCAATATCAAAGTCAATCCAAACATCTTCATTCTGAGCTTTAACGGCGAGGGCATTGAGGGCCTCCATTACTTGAGGGAAAGTTGGGCGAACGGCGAAGCGCCACTTCGGGCGGTTAGTGTACTCGCGGCTGAGCATCTCTCTCTTCGCTCGGCGGAGGTCGGATACGACGAGAGGGCGGGCTGACCACTCACGGAGTACGGCAGCAGGGTGGATGGTGGGGATTACTTTTGGGTGAAACATTAAGTTGAAGCTTGCGGGAAGGTGGCTTATGTCATAACCCCAAAAGTTATCTTTATATAAATGACTTCCTCTCCACTTTAATATCCCTGTATTACCTGTAAGCGCCCACATAGCGAGGTTGCCGAAAGCGAGGATGAGGTTCGGCTGCACGATTTGGATTTCAGCCATCAGTTCATTGTAGCCCTCGACGACTGTAGGGAGAACCCACTTTCCTCTGAAGTTAATGTGCGCGGGAGTTCTATCCTTAACCTTCCCCGCAATCACCGTTGAGAGATCGTTATTGAGGGGGCGATATTTAAGGACGTTAGTGACGTAGCACTCCGTCCTCAGTATCCCCGCCTCCATCAGCATTCTATCGAGCTCCGCCCCCGCAGTGCCGACGAAGGGACTGCCCGTTCTTTCTTCCTCAGCCCCCGGAGCCTCCCCCACCAGCATCAAGCGAGAGGGGATTGGCCCACTTCCTTGGACTTTCATACAACCTCCGATTATTGTTGTTAGAGGGAAAGTTCAAGCTGACTCTTCAGCGCCTCTATCCGTTTAACACTAAGAGCATAATACCCACCATCAAGCTCCACGCCCACGGCCTTAACTTTGAGGGCGTTAGCAGCAGGGAATATAGGGCCGCTGCCACAAAAACAATCGAGGACGCTATCACCAGGATTAACACTACGGCGTAGTAGATCGGAGTATAAGTCAACAGGCTTCTGCGCGGGATGCGTGGCATTGGGCTCTCGGGGGAAAGATACTATATCAGGGGAGACCTTGTGGGTAGGGCGCTTACCCTTAACAGCGTAGAGGATACACTCGTAGCGGCGCTGGGGGCCATAGCCTACCCACGGGGTACGGAAGCCGGAGGGGTTGTGCCATATGAGGGGGGTGCGGAATACTTCCCATCCAGCCTCACTCATCCAAAGGCGGAGGTCGAAGAAATTATCTATATCGCAGAACACGTAAGCGTGGGATTGTTGCTTCGCCACTCTAAATGAGTGATAACAGAATCCCTCCATCAACTTCTTAAAGTATTCGTAGGAGTCATCGTAAGCGTGATGGGTGTTAGCAGATGATCCAGAATCTCCAAATTGATCCGCACCCATCCCATAGGGAGGGTCTGTACAGAGAACATCGAAGCGCTCAGCGCTGCATTTCTTAAGCCACTCGATTGAGTCGGTGTTGTAGACTTCGTGGACGTCGGCGGTGAAGATCGCGCCGACTCTCTGCGCCAACTCTTCGTTCTTTGCGCGCTCCTCAGAGCGCTTGAGGGCTTTAAGAGCGTCGTTGGGATTCTTCGCGGATTTAACCTCTTCTTTATCAAGGTGGCGGCTGAGGATAATATCCCTCCGCACATCACCATCATACGAGCCGAGCTCCTTCGCAAGGGATACGGCTGTAGGGGGAGGAGTGTTGTTGATCGTGGACTGAGCCTTACGTAGGGCGTCGAGGCGTCCAATCGCAGCCGCGCGCTCTTGCCACGTGAGATCGCTGCGCTTGAGGTTCTCATCAAGCTCTGCTTCTTCCCGACTGATCGCATCAAGATCTCCTAATGTGATATAAGGTACTGCACCACCAGAAAGAGTAACACCATCATAGCGTAGGCTCCCACCCAAGTCATAGATGTCTTGAATAGCTCGGAGCCGTCTTTCTCCGCTAACGAGAACGTATCCTTCTCCCTCGATGCGGAGGGTGATGGCGTGGAAGAGGCCGTTTCGCCGGATTGACTCCGCGAGTTCGTTGATTTCATTGAGCTTAAACTCCTTGCGTTGGCGGTTAGGGGAGATCTTGATGGCGGAGATGGCGATGGACTTAAACACTTTATTGTTCCTCTTTACGACTGAGTTGAAAAGGGGGAGTCGAGCACTCCCCTACTACGTTACGCCCGGAACAGGCCTGCGATCCTTTCTTGGATGGACTCGTTGTAGATCTCGTGCTTGATTTTGACCTTAACGGGCTTGCCGGTCAGCATCTGCCACGAGAAAGCGTCGCCGGGTTTGTTGAGGTCGAGGGCTTCCCTCACCATCTTCTGGTCACGGTTGCGCCCGGGAGCGTTGTCGATATGGCCCTCAGGGGTGAGGTCGATGAACGCGCCGAAGGTTATGGTGACTACCGGCGGGAGCTTCATCGCCTCGCGGAGAGACATAGGGACGTCGATCTTAATGGGCGCGGTCATTTGCAGCCAGGGTTGACCAGTCCGGTCGCCCTTTCCAATCGTACCGGACTTCGGCGCGACTTCCCCAAACACTCCGATGTAATAACCATCAGGGGATTCGGGATTCTCCGTGGGGAGAGGAGGGCGCTTCTCATTAACCTCAGAGATTGTTGCACTTAGAAATGAAACAGGATCAAACGTACTCATCGTGGTAACTCCTTAGTTGTGCGTGGGCAGAGTCCCGGCCACGCGGCGGGTTAATAACTCAGTAGTAGGCGACTTCCTTCTTCTCGAGCTTTACGAGAATCTCATTAACGGAGTAAGCGCCGTTGCGCCCCTGCGCGGACGCTATGCGCTGGAGGGCGTCATATACGTCGGAGATCGCCTGGGCCTGGGTGACGCCGGGAGGAACGGGGATCTTAACTGAGAGGATTAAAGTGGTACGAGATTTGCGGCTCATTTTCCACCTCTCTTTACCCAAGTATCCATAATCGCAGCGAACGTAGGGTCGATCTTAGAGCGATACCCCAATGAGCGAGTCTTAAGGTCCGCGCCAAACGCAGCGGTGTCCCAAGTAAACTTATCCCCCTCTCGATTAGTCATAATGACTTCGGAGAATAGCGGGGGAATCTGCGCGGAGAGGGCGCTGCCGATACTCATCACGGTGAGCTTGGTGCCGCCGGTGATTTCGTCTTTCTCCCGAGAGACGTGCCCTGTTACCGCAACGGTGCATCTTACTCCCTGTGTGAGGAGGCGGATGAAATTCATCAGGTTGTTCTGTGCAACCATATAGTCGGGCATAGAGGCGGTGGGCTTTGAGCCAATAACCATTTTAAAGGCAGCGTTGGCGAGCTCACTCAGGGAGTCAAGGATGAATATCTTATCCGAGCCGAACGAGTCAAGGGAGCCGAACTTCTTCCCTGTGCGATCATCCGGGAAGTCTGCGCAAGCGGAAAGGATCTTGAAGAATGCGTTATTCTTCGCGCGGTCAGGGTCGCTCATCTTGGTGAGAATCTCGTAGGACATCTTGCCTACGTTATCCGCGCCCTTTATTAAAGCGGCGAGATCAATGGGCTTGGTGTAGGCGGAGTGCCAATGCAAGCATGAGGGGACTTCCTTCCCATTGTCCCGCCAATACCCGAGGAGTACATCTACGCTTGACTCGGTGAATAGAGCGAAAACTTCTTTTCCGTGCGCGGATGCCCACTCTACAAGGGTGCCGAGGGAGTGGGTCTTACCTGTACCCGTAGGGCCGATAAGGAGGATCTTCGGACCTGGGATGTCGCCTTCTATGTTACTCATGATAAAGCCTTTCAATCATATTCGCGTGGATAATAACCTCTCTGCGCCACGCTTCTACAGGGAGGGAGTCGTTAAACTCGAGGTCGAAGGGGAGGAGGATGCTGCCGGAAACGAGGATGCCGACGAATCTGTCCCTGTGTTGCTCGCAGGGGTAGGTTATTACTTGGAAGGACGATCCTTCCACTAACGCTCGCGCCCATATCTCCGCGCACTCAGGGCAAAACCAAGCATAAGAGGGAGGGCGTTGCATCTCCTCGTGGACTCTCCGCATAGTGCGATAAGTTGGGGGGAAAGTGCTGCGTCCAACGAAGATAGTTTGTTTGAACACTTACTGCGCCTTATCAATTTCATCAAGGATGCGCGCGCGGAAATGCTTATAAAACTCCTCCACGGTTATTTTAACATGAGGGCCATTCTTCGGCGCGAGATCAATCCACTTCGCTTCATTAGCGCGAAAGAATGTACCCCAAGTGGAATACTTTGGGGTGGGCTTACGGAGGAAATTTCGGAATGGAGTGTGGGTCACTTTAAGGACTCCGCCCGGACGCGAGCCATGGCGTTCCAGATGTCGGTGGCCTGTTTCAGCCCGTATGCGTTCGGCTTGACGTTGGCAAGAACAAGGCCACCATTCTCAATCATCCCCTCGTCAGGCTCCGCGAGCGCGGCCCTCATGCCTTCCTTGATGGCGGATTCAACGTAGCCGGTAAAGTCGAGCGTGTTGAATGCCTGATTTGCGGAGAACTCTTGCCACGCCTTCAGAGCCAACTCCGCCGCGAGCTTTCTGAGGTCGGTCATGGCTTAACCTCCGTCACTTCGCAGCAGTTCGCCGCGACTAATTCTTGGTAGCACTTCATACAATGGCGACTTAGTTCATTTCCGTGTCCGTCGCTGAGTATTACCGGCCCAATCCCCTCAACTACCCCATGCTTGGGGCAATGATATTTTGGCGGATGCGAGCCTATTAAGGTAGTGTGTCCTGTATAGGTTATGTTGTTAGAGAACCAAAGTTTTGCGTCGCTCATGATTTCCTCAAAGTTATCTAGGCTCATGTCTGCTTGGCCGCGAGTGCGGAGATGATTGGCTCTAGCTTGTCCTCATATCCAATGGCGATATTTTCCAAGTTCCCACACGTCACTGATACGCCACGCTCGTATTCGTTCATACTTTCCCATGATGTAGGCTGGTCTTGATGCTTCAAGTAATAGCGAATCAGTTGCGATATTGGATGACGGAGCAATTCCTCCAGTTCCGCATCCCTCGCATCCCCCTCCGAGCAGATCGTGACGCGCTGGCAGGTGTATCTACACTCGCGCAGTTCAACCGAGCCGAAGTTGTGCTTGCTGACGCACTGGTATGCTTCCCATGCGGCATCTTCGCTCAACTGTGGGATGCACTCGTACTGACCTGTTGGCCCAACCACTATCCACGCGCTAGTCGGTTTCATTTCGGCTTCCTTCATTGTCGTTCTCTGAGAGATAGCACAAGACGAGAACCAAAGCATTTAGCGCATCCTCAGCACGGCCAGCGACAAAATTTAGTCGGTCGTCAATGCTGCCGCAATAACCATTAAACTCATTCACAGCATTCTTGTCTCGAACTAAGATGGCTTCTAAGACTTTGGCTAATTCGTTTTTCGTTATTCGTTTAGTCATTTCGCACCCCGGCGCAGGGCGTCATATGCTTGAATGCCCCAATCATTTAGCCTTTCAACATCTTCGTGCGTGTAGTTGCTTAAGTTAATTTCTGGGAAAGTATCAGCCAGCGCCTTCGCTGCGGTGGGGGCGGCAGGGACAGGAGAGTCGGAGCGCGCTTCACCATTGGCACTCTCCGGCCCTGCCGCATTCGGTTCCTTCGCCTTAACTCTAGAGTGCATTTTCATGTGGTTAAAGTACCCATTGACGCCAATCCACCTTTTGCAGATAGAGCACAGCTTATTCATTTCGGTTCCTTCGCGTCGGCGGGGAGTGCGCGGATAGACTCGGCTTTCTGTGGCTTCTCGCGCAGTCTCGCGCAGTCTCGCGTTCTCGGCGGTGAGGGCGGAAAGGCGGCGTTCAAGGCTACGTGAGCAATACACCAAATCGTTGTATTGGGCTAGGCTATCACTGTCGCAAAAAAGACCTGTTTTTCCAGTAAGACGCAAGGCAATTACATCCGTTTCCGGCGTCGGCACTTCTGGTTGGGGGGTCATGGCGCACCAGACAGATCAACGCCGCAGCCACAATTATCACATGGCACCACAACTCCTTTTCGTGGCGTGCCTTTCTGTATATAGCGTTCGATGTTCTCAAAGCAGTTTTTACAACGTGCTTCAGCAAAGTAATACTTGTCGCGCTCTTCAGCACGAATATCCTCTTTCACGGGTTCTCTCATGTCCGTCCTTTCGTGGCGAGGTAGGCGTGTACGACCTTAATATGCTTGTCAACAACGTGCGCGATCATGTGCGGCTGGTTGCCTAGTGGCGTTTCTTTTCTATACCTGCCTAGAAGGTCTAACGCTTCCCGCAGCAGCGCGTCGGCGTCCAGTCGGATTTCTAGTTCTATATCGTGGCGTTCTTTCCAGTAAGTCACTCTGTTTCGTGCATTCTCGGCAATTTTTTGCATTGAACTTTTGGCGTCCTGCGAAGGGTGGTCGGAGGACTGCTTAGAAGGTCTTACACATGGACGACATGCATCAGCCTCCTTCACAGCCTCCGACGGGGAGGCGTCGATTATCGCCCGTTCCTCCGCCGTCAACTCCCGCGTCCGGTACTGCCCGTCTGAGTCGGTGAAGGTGACTTTGTTGTTGTGGAGGGCGGCTTTCATGGTTGCTCCACGATTTGCTCTTTGGCGTCTATATAGCCTTCGCTGTAGCCTGCTATCCAATCGCGCTGGGCAGGCGTCAGTTTCTTCCCGTTGGTAGGTACGCTAATAAGCCGCATTGCCAGCAGGTTGAATTCTGTTTTCAGGTTACGGCGGAACTTGGCCTTAAACGCAGCGTCCAGCCGCTCGGCAAAACGCTCGCGCACCTTTCTGTACACACGATCAACTTTAGTCATTTCCGCTCCCTTTTCATCTGCACAACCTCTGCGCGGGTCTTGTCGCGCTCGGCTTGCTCTTTCCTCAGTCGCGCAAAGGTCTTTTTCAGGTCGGTCTTGGCGGCGGGGACGTACTTAAAATTTCGGTCAAGGATGGATTTCATGCGTCCTCCAATATCTCGTCCACGGCAAGCTGCACCAGATACCGCGCCTGCCTTGCAAGATGAGCATCGTCCATGCCGACAGACATAGCCTCTGCAATATCCGAGATGTGCTGCGCCAGTTTCGCAGGCATGTGATCCGCGAGCCAGTCGCCGTAGAGTAGCTCGTCCATCGCATCGTCGCGGTCTGCCTGCGTTATCTCGGCATCGTGGTTGGCATTGTGCATCACTTGATGGTTTTCGATCATATCCGGCCCCTTGTATTCTCCATCGACCCAGAAATGGTTGAAATACGACACTAGCTTATCGTTCATGCCGCCCCCAAGAGATACGTTAAGCTGCACAGAGTTGCCCACGCGCCGAAACAGCCGGTTATTCCCATGACACTCAGCACCAGCCAGCCCATCTCAATTTCAATGCGCTCCGGGGCGCGGCGGTGCTTCATGTCGCTCATTTCCCGCCCTCCAGCGCATCGGCGCGGCGCAGGACATAACCAGTCACGGCTTCCCATCGAATGATTGCCGACTCTTGGGCGTTCAGATCACCGCCGAACTGTTCGCCGTTCTCGTCGGATGCCAGTCGCATTGCCTCTCGAAGCGCCGCCAGCATCTCATCATAGATCGCCAATTTCGCCTGCATCGCGTACCAGTCCTCGGCTGAGATTGGCGCGGCTTGGTGCGCTACTGTGTCGGTCATCATCTGCTCCCGTTGGTTACTGTTCGCCTAGGTTGCCAACTTTTGGCGGCCTTGTCAAGCGCCTATTGCCAAATCTTGGCAAATGCTTTATTGTGCCGCCATGAATACGAAAAACGTAGCCGCCCATTACGGCGACAAGAATACCGCCATCAAGCAATTAGGACTATACCGCCAGAAGTGGGACTATTGGGCGGCGAACGGCATTCCGCTGATCTGGCAGAAGCATATCCAAGCCATCACAGGCGGCGAACTAAAAGCCGATAAGCCGCGCACCAAAGCAGCGTAGAACAACAAGGGAGCCGATGACATGACCGCTGGGACGCGCTTTCGCTGGAATTGCCGGAATCCAACTACCCAATGGAGCACACCAATGCCACTAACCCTAGAGGAAATGGAGCGGGAAGCCTATCAGCGTGGCGATCAACGTGCGGTTGAAATACTGCAAATCGCCTCGGATGGTTGTATTGGCGAAGAAACCGTCGAGGAATTAGAGGATAGAGTTTTCGTCGCGGAGGATAAAACAGAGCGCATTAGCGATCTTATTACAGGCGCTAGTTGGCGCACCGGAAGGAAGGCCGAACTAATCAATCTAATAGAGGGAATCATCTCCATAACCAACGAGGGATAGCGCCGTGTGGATCATTAAGCAACAATCGCAAAAAAACACTTCGGGTGTGGCCGTTTCTGGCCCCATTGAAACACAGAGCGGAGCAGAAGAGCTGCTTAAGTTGTATCAGAAGCAAGCGCGAGAGGCACCCGACTACACCGAAAACCCCAAGCATTATTTTGTGGCTCAATACATCAAACGCGGCAAAAAGTAGCCTATAGCATGAGCGCCATCCCCACCCGCGCACAGGATTTGGATATACTCGACGAAGAACTGGCATTGACACTGGACAGGGCGCGAACTGCGCCACCCGAGTTCGAGGCTCAGGCAGGCAACTCCCTCCCTGAAAGCGACGCAGCAGCGGCCCTCCCCGCTGCCTTGGCCTCATCAGCCGCGCCGCCCCCTGATGCCTCGGACCCCGCAAGGGAATACGACGATGACGGTGCAATCATTCTGCCCTTCGACCCGACTATCGGTGCAAACGATTACCACCTGGAACCGGATCGCCCCTCGACGTGGCAACCCCCGCAGCCGCGCCTAGCGCCACCCCAGCCATGGGGCCAGCCGGTTGATTTCTGGAAAGAGTCTAAAGTCCCAGAAATGATCCAGGTTTGGATGCCACCCGCACTGGGCGTGGAGGACAAGACCTACATCTGGACGCTGTTTGATTCCAAGGTGCGCCGCGCACTCAAGGACGAGGGTGAGCGCGTTCACGCCAAGGCGCAGGGATTGCCGCCACCGCAGAAGCCCATTACGGACGCCCAGCGCAAACGCCTTGAGGCCCGCATCCACGAACTGAACATCGACCGAGCTGTGGCGAAAGCCTACTGCGAAACCATGCACGGACGGGCGCATTTCGCTGACCTGACGCCAACGGAATACGATCAGGTCTATGCCGCACTGGACACGCTGCCTACCGCCGCGCTCAAGCAGGCGCAGGAGGGGGCGGCTTAAAGGGACTATGAAATGACCTACCGAAAATGTCCGTGTGGTGCGGCGAAACTAATTGCGATGGGGCGTAGCCATTCTGTTAGAACGCGGTGGTACTGGCATTGCATAGTGTGCCGCCATTCATTCGCCCACGAAAACAAGCGCCTGATAGACCTCGGAAGGGAAGCCGTATGACCCGCTGGACGCGCCGCGAGCTAGACCTGCTGCGCCGCCGCTACCATTGGCAGCGCACGGAATCGCTGGCGAAGCGGCTGGGCAGGTCGAAACATGCCGTGGATGTCAAGGCGTCGAAAATGGGCCTGCGGAAGTCGCCGGAATACATGGAGAAGCGCAGGTCACTGGGCTGGTTCGCCAACTTCGCCGCAGCAGGACACTTCAAGCGCGGCAATATCCCGAAGAACAAGCGGCGCAGGGTATTCTCCATTCCCGCGCCAGTAATTACCGCGCAGGCTCGCAAGGTCAAGGGCTATGCGTGGGGAGGATCGAAGCCATGAATGAGGACGCGAAGAAGGAGATACATCGGATGCTGGAACAGGCGTTTAGCAAGTATATGTTCGTCGGGGCGCAGCTTGAGCCGATGCTGGTGGCAGCGATGGAGTGGGCTTATAGGGATGCGGCTAGAATATGCAAAGCGAATAATGCCTTCGCCCAAGACATATTGGAACGCGCAAAATGACCCCCATAAAACGCTGCCCTTGGTGCGGCAACAACGGCCTGACATACTCCTACGACAACCTGCGCGACAGGAAACTAGAATGGTACGTCCAGTGCTACAACGTCCTATGCAGTGGACGCGGCCCGATTAGGCTAACCGAGGAAGATGCCATCGCATCGTGGAACAAGCGCCAACTGTTCGGAGAAGGCGAAGATGGGCGGCTTGTGACGAAAGAGCCGTTTATTGATTCCAGGAGCGAAAAATGATCCCCGCATACTGGCTTGTCGCAGCCTTCATCGTCGGCGGCTGGTGCGGTATGCTGGCGCTGCTGTTCGTGCAGGGCGCCAGGATGCTGAACCGTGACTGATATGACCGACCTAGAACTAACGAAGGCGTGCGCGGAGGCGAGCGGGATGCGCCAGTCTCAGCTGTTTCCGCTAGGCGATTACCCGGATCAGGACGGAACATACGAGCTGATGGGAGACGCTATCTATCGGCTATCCGGCAACCCTCGTGGCGGCTACAACCGTTATCTTTACAACCCCCTCCACGACGACGGGCAGGCGATGGCGCTGGTGAAACATTTTAAGTTATCAATAGCGTACTTGTATAACTACGTTGATGGTGTGCAATATTGGTATTGCACACTTAGCGGTTCACCAAGTGGGAATGAAATATACGGCGGAATCCTCAACCGCGCCATCTGCGAATGCGTTGCGAACATGCAGCGCCGGACTAATTCAGAGGTTGGCAGCGAACTCCCAACTATCCAGACTAGATAGCGCCCATGCCCAGATCGCAAGCCAATTCGCACCCCTCATGTTCACTGTGCGACTGGTACGCGCAACGCCTGCTGCCGTAATGTTCTACAAGGCGCAATCAGGGAATAGTCTTACGCTGCCGCTTTGATCTTCTCAACGGATCGATACGCGCCCAATCCAAGGATGCCAAACAGAATCTGCATGGTAATTGTCGTGTCGATGACCGGGAACTCCCCATCGTAGCCGAACCAGACTTTTGCCGCGAATCGTGCGACAGGTTCAAGAATTGCCGCGTAGCCCAAGGCTATCGCACCAACCCATCCACACATCGGACGCCAGCCAGAAACGAGCAGGGACGCGGATTTTGCCTCCTCCACATTAACGGCAATCTGCGCCTTGGCAAGATCAGTCGCCGCAGCCAATTCAGCCAACTCCCCGTTCTGCTGCATTTTGAGCAATTCCAGTTTCGCAGCGTCGGCCTTTACGGGATCAGGGAAAAATCGATCAATTAGCCCCTTGCCAACCTCAAATAAACCAGATAGCAGTAATGGGTTCATCTCCTGTCGCCTCCCATAAAGCGATTACGTTTAGTGCGTTTAACCAATTTCTTGGGTGGCCTCGCCTTGTCAGCGCCGCCTGTAGAAGGCATCCGTTGCTTTGTTATTTGCCCGATCCCAATCGGCTTGAACGGAGACTCGTCAGAGGGAGCGGACTTTGAAACCCGCCCCAGCAAGCGCAGCCATGAAAGCAATCGTTGCAATAAGCCAGACATACGGGCCTCCGATCATGTGGATTCAAACAGCCTGCGTTCGGCCTGCCTGCGCCGGGTCAGTCCTGCGACTTCCTTGCCGCCAGCCTTATTCCAGCGTTCAAACTGCTGCGCCGCACCGTCGTAATCCGAGGCATTTAAGAGTTTGAGCAACGTTGACCCCTTCAGCGCCCCCTCCCCCAGGTTGTAGCAGAACGAGCATAGGGCGTCGAACTCGCCTTGGGTGAGGGGTACTGTCACCATGCGCTCAATCGCGGCTTCTACGCGCTCTAGGTGCCTCCTGAGCATGTTTTCTGCCTCCTGCGGGGTAATGACCATGCCTTTGCCGATTCCTGGGCCTGTGCAGCCGTATCCAACCGTCCAGATTCCGACAATATCCTGATACGAGGTCAGTTCGCAGCCCTCGAAATCCTTGATTAGATCGAGTCCAATCTGGCTGATGTTCAATGTAGCCGCCTATCCACCCCGTCCCAAGTGGTCACGTTGGGGCACTCAAAGCACCGGAATTTCAGGAACCGCCACGCATGGCGTCCCATGAACGCAGCCAGCGCCCATAGCAGCGCCGTGACCTCCAGCGGCATATCGTAGCGGTAGTGCCCAAAAAGACGCCCGAAAACGATAATAACCGCCATCAGCACGATCACAGCAAACGATGCCCTGCCAATGACGCCATCCTCGTAATCGTCGTGGTACGCCAGGAATCCGGCTATCAAGCCAATGATCGCAACGGCCATTTCCATATCAGCCTCGCTTAGTCCAGCTAGTGATTATGTACTTCCAATCAACTCTTTTCGCGTTGTCCAGCGCATCGGATATTACATCCATCATGGATGACCCAAAGTACCCAAACACGAACGCCACGCCTGCGTAGAAGGATGGATCGTCAGGGAGCTTGAACATAATGATGATGAGTTTGGGCAAATACAAGGCGATTCCGAAGCCGATCAGGAAGAAAATCACCCTTTGGATCATACTCATGCCCTTTTGCTTGATCGCCGCAACGAATGCCCCAATAGCCCCGGCAGCGGCAGACGCCTTGCTGAGTCCGAAAAATGTAAATATGGCGTCTATCATTGGTGTCCCCGGTTATTGTTGTTGACGTGCCTTTTCTTCAGCCGATACTGCACCAGCGATGGCTGGAAGTTTGAAGGTGGCTATTCTCTTTGCCAGTGCTTCGTTGAACTGCTCCCTTGCTTTGGCGCTCATCATTGACCTAGCCACCTCAGGTGGGTTGAGCATTTCAGCAGCCATTTCAGCAGCCAGTTTTTGGTTAATACGCCCTTCCAGCCGCGCAATAATCGCATTGGCTACCATGACGCCGCGCTCAAGCATCCCTGGAATCTTACCGCCAGCCGCTTGTTCCATGCTTTCTGTAGCCAGTTTTATAGCATTAGGCGCTGCCTGAGCGCCCTTGCCCGCCAGTTGATCGAATCTAGCGCCACGCGCCAGATCATCCCTGATGCTATTAACAACCGTCATTTGATCTGGCGTCAGCACTTCTGTCAGCTTCTCGAACCTTGCCGACCCGTCAGTTGCCCGCTTGATTGTTGCTGGTGCTTCTCTCGTTGCGTTGGCAAACATGACTGCACGTTGCTTTCCGGCTTCGTCTAGTGCTGGTGTTAGCTTCTGCTCAAGGAACTGCCCAACCTGCATCTGATTAACTGGCGCTGATTCTCTGGCGAACGCTTGCTGCGCTTGCTCATATCCAGGGA